AAATGAAATTATGGAATTGATACAAGTAAAACTAAATGAAAATAATCCCGCACCATCACAACCAAAACCAGATGCACCCGTTAGAGAAAAACCAACAACCAAACCTGGTAAACCAAAAAGAGAAAATCCTTTTGAACCAAAACATACTCCAAAACCAAAAGCGTTGTCAGAAGAAGGTGATGAAGAAGAAAAATTACCTGAGTTTTTGAAATTTAAAAAATTAGGAATAAAATTTAAAGATTCTAAATAATATTATGTTTTCGAAAAAAAAATTGTTATCTTTAGTTGAAAGAAAACTAAATGAAATGCCAATAGATTATGGGAATAATCCCGAAAGGATGAATCCTGATTTAGAAAGAAAACTTGCAAGTAAAGAAACTCCATACAAAGATAACCCAGCAATACCACAGGACCAACCTGAAGGAACTACAAGTAATTTCGAAGAATTAATTTCGTCAAAAAGATTTGTTGATGTTGTAAATAAAGTAAAATATTATAGTGGACTACAAGGTAATGTAACATCACAAGAATCATTTAATGATTTAAGAAATAGTATGATGTCATCGATGAATGATGTTTTACAATTTGAATCACAACACAAAGAATTTTTAGAAAATTTAGCTGTCGAACTTGTAAAAAAAGAAATGTCAATTCCTGAAAATGTGGTACAATTTGATGCTAAGTTAGTTCCTATAGGTAGTATTGGTGATGAAGGGTTCCAAAAACAATCCGAAAACCCAAGTGATGAAGAAATTGAACAACAATTTGGTATTGATTCTGAAGAGGCTAGTGAGGATTTAGAACAATTTGTAAATGCATTTGAAGCTTTTGATGATGAAGTTGCAAAGAGAAGATTATTGAATGCTATGGTACAGGGGTCCTCAAAAAAAGGACACTATATGTTCGAATTAGTCAACAATAGACTTAATGAACTTGACCCAACAATAATTAGAAAATATGGAATATTAATGTCGGTTAATGACATATTATATTGGTTATTTCCTGACGAAATGATGATGAGTGGTGGTGGAGGTGGATTCGCTGGTAAAGAGGAAGTTAGTAAAGAAACAAATCCACCAACTGTTAAGGCAAGAGGGGTGTTTTTTCCTGTATTAGTTCATGAATTGATAAAAGGTGTTATGGATATCTTAGCAACAAAAGGACTTCCTGATGACCCTCGCTCGGCAGAAATGGTTATGGGTGTTGCAGATACATTACCATCAGAAATATGGGATTTAAGATTTGGGCCAATTATTTGGGAAAAATTTATACAATCATATCCCGATAGATTATTTAATGAGGATAAAATACATTTACAAAATTATTTGTTCTCACGTTTTTCAGCGTTATCCACAGATGAATTTTTTAAATTAATGAAAATGATTCTCAAGGGAGACCAAATGGGTAAAACGATTATAGAAAGAATGGTTAGTGATATTGAAGAGCATCTTAGAAAAGAAGATTATGAAGAAGAAGAATATAATCAAGAATATGGTGATGATGGTTTAGATGGGTTCCTTGGTTCTTTAGGAATTAGTCTTTCAGACGACGAAGAATAAAAAGAGAGGGTTTTAAACCCTCTTTTGTATTTATATATTAACATGAATTCAAAATTAGAACAATTAAAAGAGTATGCTAAAATCATAAAGGATGCACCATATGCATTAAAAACATATTTGCAAACTTATGACAATACACAAAAGAGGTTTGTACCATTAGAATTATTTCCAGATCAAATACAACTGATTAATGATTACGAAGTGTACAATGAAAATATAACGAGAAAATATAGACAAGCGGGTGTATCAACAGTAACCGCTGCTTGGATTTCAAAAAAATTACAAACAGCTAAACCCGAAAATCCTGAAAGAGTTTTGATAATTGCGAACAAAAGAGATACAGCAATTGAAATGGCTAATAAGGTAAGAAATTTTCTTGACCAATGGCCGGATTGGATAAATGTTGGATTTCACCCTGATAAAAATTCTGAAAGTAGGTTTAGATTAAATAATGGTTGTGAGGTGAAAGCTGTGGCAACTTCTGCGGATGCTCTTCGTGGTTATACACCCACAATACTTGTATTTGATGAAGCCGCATATATTGAAGCTGGTGAAGATTTTTGGGCGGCATCAATGGCGTCTTTGTCGACAGGTGGTAAAATTATTCTTATCTCTACACCCAATGGTTACGACCCGATTTATTATGGTGTTTATGACCAAGCAATTCGTGGAGTGAATGATTTTCACATTACGGATTTAAGATGGTTTAAAGACCCTCGTTATACTAAAGATTTGCGTTGGGTTAAGTGTAGTGATATATGTCATTATATGTTGAACAGAGAACAATATGACGACAATGAAGTGGTTATGTATGAATTTGATATAGAGAAGTATCAAGAATATCATGAACAAGGATATAAACCGTATTCTTCTTGGTTTGAATCTATGTCAAAAAAATTCAAATACGAAAGACGTAGAATTGCACAGGAATTGGAATGTGATTTCTTGGGTTCGGGTGATGGTGTTATACCAGGAGATTTACAAGAAAATATTGCAAAAAATTTAATAAGACAACCTATAGAAAAATACATGCAAGGTACTTTTTGGCAATGGAAGGAACCAATACAAGGTCATCGTTACATTATGGGGGTTGATGTAAGTAGAGGAGATAGTGAAGATTTTTCATCTATCAATATTGTTGATTTTGACGAGAGAGAACAAGTTGTTGAATACATTGGTAAAATACCACCAGATGATTTAGCAGCAATTGCATACAAATGGGGTATTTTATATGACGCCTTTATTGTAATCGATATAACCGGAGGTATGGGTATTGCAACATCAAGAAAGTTACAAGAAATGAATTACAAAAATCTTTTTATTGATGGTGTAAATACACAAAATGTTTGGGAGTATAATAAAAAGGCCATGGAAAAAATACCCGGCATCAATTTTAATAACAAAAGAACACAAATTGTTGCGGCCTTTGAAGAACAAGTTAGAAAAGGTTTTGCCATACGTTCTACAAGATTGTTAAACGAACTTAACACATTTGTATACTTAAATGGTAGACCTGACCACATGAAAGGTAAACATGATGATTCTATCATGAGTATTTCTATGGCTTTATATGCTGGTGATATATCTTTTAATCAATTACAAAGAAACACATCAAAGAATGTTGCAATGATGGAATCTTGGACATTATCTGAAAGAACATATGAACCAAATAAAACATTCTATTCTTATGGAACATCATTTGACCAAATAGGTAGTATGTATACGGACAATAACCAAATCTATCATCAAAATAACCCAATGAATGTGGGTGCGGACGCATACAAAGAATATAATTGGTTGTTTAGTAAAAAGAGATAAAAGATTCATATTATCAATAAAATATATTATATTATAAAGAAAAGTATTTATATACATGGCAGAACAAAACCTGACGGTCTTTCAAAAATTAACAAGAATGTTTGGATTTCCAGGTCAAACAAGACCTGAACAAGCTCCTTCTTTTAATTTTAACAAAGATGAAATATTAAAAACAGATAGTAGAGAAGAATATGAAAAGGCAATGTTACAGGCTCAACAGAGTCAATACATTGCTGATAAATGGACAAAATTAGACCAATCACTTTATAATCAATCAGTATATTATGAACCAAATAGATTGGCCGCGTACTATGATTATGAATCCATGGAATTTACACCTGAAATTTCGGCGGCTTTAGATATATACGCCGAAGAATCTACAACATTATCTGAAAAAGGAGAAATATTAACAATATATTCAGAATCGGATAGGGTTAAAGGAATACTTGAAGATTTATTTCAAAATAAATTAGACATCAACACTAACTTACAAATGTGGGCTAGAGGTTTATGTAAGTACGGTGATGATTTTGTATATTTAAAAATTGACCCTGAAAAAGGAATTATTGGTTGTCAACAATTACCTAATATAGAAATCGAAAGAATAGAAGGTGCATCATCTAAATCACCTTTACCTAAAGACTTTAAAGTCCCTTCAAGAGAATTAAGATTTCAATGGAAGAATAAAGAAATTGAGTTTCAATCATGGGAAATTGCACACTTTAGATTATTGGGGGATGATAGAAAATTACCTTATGGTACATCAATGTTAGATAAGGTTAGACGTATTTGGAAACAATTACTTTTAGCTGAAGATGCGATGTTGATTTATAGAACATCAAGAGCACCTGAAAGACGTGTATTCAAAATTTTTGTTGGTAACATGGATGATAAAGATATTGAACCATATGTACAAAAAGTGGCCAATAAATTTAAACGTCAACCAATTGCCGATGCAAGAAATGGTCAAGTTGATATGAGATTTAATCAAATGGCTGTAGACCAAGATTATTTTATACCTGTTAGAGACCCATCACAATCTAATCCAATTGAGACTTTACCAGGTGCACAAAATTTAGGTGAAATTGCCGATATAGAATATATTCAAAAGAAGTTGTTAGCCGCATTACGTATACCTAAAGCATTTTTAGGATTTGAGGAAGTAGTCGGTGATGGAAAGAATTTAGCATTAATGGATATTAGATTTTCAAGAACAATTAATAGAATCCAAAAATCATTAATTCAAGAATTAAATAAGGTAGCATTAATACATTTATACCTTTTAGGTTTAGAAGATGAGTTAAATGAATTTACTTTATCGTTAACAAATCCATCTGCACAATCAGATTTATTACGTATTGAACAATGGAAAGAAAAAATCACATTGTATAAAGATGCAACATCTGATCAATCTCAGATTGGTATATTACCTGTATCCCATACATGGGCTAAGAAAAATATTCTTGGTATGAGTGATAGTGAAGTTATTCTTGATTTACAACAACAAAGACTTGAACGTGCAATGGGATTTGAGTTAACAAATACACAAAACATAATCAAACGTTCTGGTGTGTTTGATGAGGTAGATAAAAAATACGGTATATCCGAAGAGGATAGAGAAAAATTGGAAGCTCAAGGAGTAACAGGTGAAGCACCTGGTGGAGCCGGTGGTGGTATGGAAATGG